GACGCCCTTCTTCGCGATCCAGCGGGACAGGTACGCGAACAGGTTCGCCACTTCATCGCTGGCCAGTTCGTTGGAAACGGGCAGCCACATGGCGTACTTGGTCAGCTTGTAGGGCACCTTCGCGAAGCTGGGCTGATCGGACTGCGGGATTTCACCCATTTCGTCCACGGCGGTCATGCCGGTTTCAGGCGCGCTATCCATGATGCGCCAGCCGCTGTTGGTGCTGACGGATTCGACGCTGAACAGGTCGGCCAGGGGGTTCAGCGTGCGGCGCAGCTCATGAATCTGGTGATCGATGTCTTCGGGCACCAGGAAGCCGCCGTCAGCGCCGGCAGGATCGCCGCCGCTGATCGTCAGGGCGTCGTACAGCACGTTGTACTTCTCGATGCCGCGACCGGCCTTCAGGGTCACGCCGGCGCGCACAGCATCAGCGAAGGCGCGGGCGTATTCGTTGCTGCGCAGCATGCCGCGCAGGCGGCTTTCCTCGACGGCGGTCATCTGGGGTGCGGGGTTGACCTGGGCTGCAGCGGCAGCTTCGCCGTGCTGCAGCTCCTGCTGCGCCAGGTTCAGGCGCGCGTTCAGCTGCTGGATGGTTGCGGCGTGGGCGTCCATTTCGGCGGCGGTCGCGTTGGGATTCGCGATCAGCTGCCGGGCCTGGACGCGGGCCTGGTCGATCTGGTTCTGAATGTTGCGGATGTTTTCGCGGGCGTCGGTGATGTTAAAAGCGGGCATTTCGTTATCCTCCTTACATACTCAGCAGGCGCAGACGGGCGCGGGCCGCGTCGCCCTGTTCGGTCTGGTTTACGGGATTCTTTGCAGCTGCACGCTGTGCGGCTGCCTGTGCGGTGATCTGCTGCTGACGGCGGGCAGAATAGGCCACGGCGGGCATGATGCGGTCGCCGGCGCACAGGTGGGCCTGCAGCACGCGGGCGGTGCTGTCGGTCGTGGTGGTGTCTTCCGGCGCTGCCGGCAGGGCTTCGCCGTAGCTGATGGCGTCGATGAAGCCGTCTTCCAGGGCCTTGGCGGCGCTCATCCAGGTTTCCGCGTCCATCATCTTGGCAAGTTCGCGTTCGCTCTTGCCGGTTTTCAGGGCGTAGGCTGTGCGAATTCCCCGGTCGATTTCGGCCAGCATTTCCGCAGCGGCCTGCATGTCGGCCTTGTTGCCCATGGCGATGGTGGCAGCGTTGTGGATCATCATGTAGGCCGTGGGAGCCATTTCCACGCGGTCGCCCGCCATGGCCACCACGCTGGCAGCACTGGCGGCCAGGCCGTCAATGCGCACGGTGATCTGGCCTTCGTGTTCCTTCAGCATGCTGTAGATCAGGCTGCCGGCAACGACGTCGCCGCCGGGGCTGTTGATGTACACAGTCAGATCGCCGGGGTGGGCGTTCAGATCGGCGCGGAATTGCGCGGGCGTCACTTCGTCGCCCCACCAGCTTTCCTCTGCGATGGGGCCTTCCAGACGCAGCGTGTTGGGCTGTCCAGCGCCGCCGCCTTCCTCAAAGGCCCAGAAACATTTGGGCATGGTGTTACCTCCTTTCCTGGTTCGTGGTAGATACGGCCCCGATGGTTTCCGCTGTGGCCTGTTTCGCAACGGCCAGCGGTACCATGTCGCGGCTGATCATCAGGGTGTCGCCGTCCGGATCAGGCGGCCGGCCATCCTCGACGCGCACTTCGTTGGGCTTGATCCAGCCCGAACGGACGCCCATCTGGCGCACTTCGCCCATGGTCTTCAGATCGGCGCGCCACAGGTCGGCCAGGGTGAAGCGGAAGGCGTAGCCCTCCCGCAGCATGTCCCAGGTCAACAGCTTGCGGTTCAGCTCGTTTTCCCACTGCACCACGATGGGGCTGATGGTCATCTGCAGGTATTCCAGCATCGACTGTTCGGCCGTGGCGTAGCTGGTATCGGAATAGTCGCCCAGCATGTGCGGCGGGATGTTGTAGACGGTGGCCACACGGTTGCGCGTGATGCGCTCCACGTCCAGCACTTTGGCGTCCACCGGCGACTGCGTCAGGGTCGTGGCGGTGACGCCGCCCTCCAAAACGACCAGACGCCCGCCGCTGTCGCGGTAGGCGTCCAGGAATTGCTTGATGATGGTCTTCTTGCGCTGTTCGTTCAGGCCGGTGCCGGGAATGTTCAGCACCACGCCGGAATTGACGCCTTCCAGCTGGCGGGCTGAGAATTCTTTGATGTCGCGGTCATAGTCCAGCGTGCCCTTCAGCACGTCCACGGGCTTGATGCCGCGTTCTCCGTTGGCGCTCATGTGGCGCAGCACGATGATGCTGCTGTTGTGCACGGTGAGGGTCTTTCCGTTTTCCAGCAGCAGCTGGTACCACATTTCCAGCGTTTCCACGTCGCGCATCGGTGCAACACGCGCGGCGTCCAGGACGTCCAGGCGCACCGTGCGCCCGGTTTCGTTGGGCACCATCAGCGCGTAGGCGGTGCCCTCTGTGTTGCGGCTGGCTTCCATGCTCTGACGGAACACGAACGGCGTCATGCAGGGGTTCGGCGCGTAGGCGATCAGCCGTTCCAGATCGTGATCTTTCTGCAGCTCCTGCCCCTTGTACAGGTGGATCGGCAGCGCGGCGATGGTGTTGCTGATGCGCGACACGGCCGCATAGATCGCTTCGCTGCCCGTCAGGACGTAGTCCGCACGGGTTCGGCGCGCGCTGTTCATGACGCCGTAGTCCGGGTTTTCAGGCTTGTCGCGCGCCTTGTTCTGTCGCCGCTGCGGGCGGATTTTGTCAAAGATTCGCAAAACTATTCCCCCTTTATCCCATCAGGCTGTATACCGTCACGTCGGCTTCGCCGGCGGTGCCGTCTATCGGGTCTTTCTGCATGGCCACTGTCCAGGCGTCAATGGTGGCCATGAAGCCGTCGATCTTGCGGTAGCGGTTCCGCTTCGTCGGCATCCAGTTTTCTTTTTCCCGGTCTTTGTAGTCCTGCCGCAGCCGGACGTTGTGCATATACCAGCGCAGCATGGGGTCGTTGTTGGTGATCACGCGGCCGTCCAGCATGCTTTCCCTGAAGTCCTTCATCGGGTCGTTCAGGGTCAGCGGGCCTTGCCGCACGATCTGGCAGTCGAAGCCCTCCGCTTCCAGGGCACGGGTCAGCCAGATGGCGTTCGCCGGGTCGTAGCCGATGGTCATGATTTCGTATTGTTCGGCCATCTGCTTGAACCACTTGAAAACCTCATCCTGGGGCACATAATCGCCTTCGCAGATCGTCAGCAGCCCCAGCATGGCGTAGTTGTAGTAGTCGATTTTTTCGTTGTTCAGATCCACCTTGCGCCGGGTTGTCCAGCTGTGGTGCAGGATAAAGAAACGGCCATCGTCCAGCGGGAAAAGCAGCACCGCAGCCGTGAAGTCTTCACGGCTGGACAGGTCGTACCCGCCGTAGCAGGCGCGGCCGCGCAGCATTTCCAGGTCGATGGTCGCTTTGTTTCGGTCGATGACGTCAATGGTCAGGTATGCCGCTTCGCTGTTGTCTGCGGTCACGTTCAGCTGCTTCGTGATAAAGTCGGCCTTTTCCTGGGGCGTCTGCTTGCAGCGCTCCCAGTCTGCCTTCAGGGTGTCCAGGGTCAGCAGCGATCCCATGCTGGGGTTCGCCTTGATCCAGCAGCTGGTGTCCTCGATGTCGTCACCCTTGTCCAGTTCGCAAATAAAGGCAAACATACGATCAGCCACAGCCTGCGACAGGATGCCGTCGGTCAAGGCGTCGCTGAACAGCCCGTAGAAGCTGGACAGCACGCCGTCCAGCACCGTGCCCATGGTGGTGATGTAAAGCGACAGCGGCTGGCTGCGCTTGTTCATACCACGGCGCACGACGTTGATCAGACGGAAGTCCTGAAATTCATGGATTTCGTCGAAGATCGCGATGTGTGGGTTCAGGCCGTCCAGGCGTCTGCTGTCACTGGCGCGGTGTTTGATCGTTGCGTTGTTGCCGTCGTAGTAGACGCCGTCGCGCAGCGCCCTGAAGCGCGGGGCCAGGAAGGGGCTGGCTTTGATCTGCTTTTTGCATTCCTCGAAGACGATGCCGGCCTGTTCCTTGCTGTTGGCCAGCAGATAAATGTCCGCACCGCGTTCCCCGTCTTTGCATGCTCCGTATGTGCTGTTGCCGGCCATCAGGGTGCTTTTGCCGTTGCCGCGGCCGACGACGATCAGACCTTCGCGGAACCGGCGCAGGCCGGTGGCCTTGTCGATCCAGCCGTACAGGTTGCCCTCGCAGAAGCATTCCCAGGGCAGCAGCTCCATGCTGTCGTAGTCGCCCTTTGTCGGGCGCAGGAAGCGCTCCATGAATGCCGAAGGGCGTACCGCCAGGCGTTCGTCGAAGGCCCACGGGTATGCAGGGTCGTGACGTGC